GGCGAAGTCGTCACCCGGCCCGCGGCTGTACTCCGGTGCGGGCGCGCCCACTCTGGGCCCCTCAGTGGGAGCTGAAAGAGCCCCTGCGTTGTCCGCCCTGCTGCCGCAGAAGTTGATGTTATTGGCCACAACCTCCAGCACGGTGCGGTTGGTGCCGTCCTTGGCTGTGTAGGTGCGGCTCTGGAGCAGTCCGTCCACCGCTACCATCTGGCCCTTAGCGAGCCATTTATAGGCGAACTCGGCAGCGCGCTCCCATGCAATGACGGGAATCCAGTCCACCACGCTCTTGCCGTTGGCGTCCTTGCGCCCGCGATCCACAGCCAGGGTGAACGTCGCCACCTGCTTGCCGCTCTGCGTCTGCCGCAGCTCCGGATCGCGCACAAGGCGGCCCTGCAGCGCTATCACATTAAGCATATAGTCACCTCACTTTGTCAGCCATGCGTAAACCAGCAGGCAGGCAACAATAATCGTCACTGCGACCCAAGTCATCAGATCATCACCACCACATTGCCGCGCTCCACCAGATCGGCCAGCTGCTCGCCCAGATAGGCGGCGATGTTGCGCTTGGCCTCCAGCTTCCACGCACCGCCGTCAGCCTCGTACAGCGCCGGGCGGCCATCTTTGTCGAGGCGCAGTAAGAAGTCGCTGGCGGGCTGCTCAACCTCAAGGAAAGTGCGGTAGGGCTGCAGGTGGACAATGGGCTGCACCGTCTGCTGCTCCTTCAGCACCGCGCCGGTGCGGACACTGACCTCCTGACTGATCCCGTTGTCCACACTGGACACGCCCTGATTGACGTCAATGCGGCTCAGCAGCGCCAGCAGGTAGTCCCGGTCCTCGGTGACGGCGTACAGGCTCTGCAGTTCGATAACGGCGTGTTCCTGGCTCATGTATTGGTTGACAGAAATGCTCGGCACATCGCTCACGGCCTCATACAGCGGCAGGCGGCTGAACTCTGCGTATTCTTTGTGCGTGTAGGTTGTATCCACCATGACTCGCCGGGCGCTGTCCACACGCACATACAGCCGGGGCGAGTGGTCGATACCCTCGGTGCGGATCAGCTTGACCAGCGCCTCCAGAGTATCCACCGAGTACCGCGCCGGGAGTTCAACCTCCGGCTTGACCTCGTGCAGATCGACATTGCTGTACCGGTGGCCGTCGTTGGTCGAGAGGGTGTAGGGCTTTGCCAGTTCGGCAATGCGGTCAATAGCATCTCTCAAAAAGCTGTTTTCCATTGTCTTGTCCTTTCTGTGTGTTAATACCCGGCACGGCCTACGCGGGCCATAGCCGGTACGGGGGCTTCGTCTCCGTCCATGTTTACCTGCCCGGGCACCTGCGGCGTCATCTCGGCCAGCAGCAGGCTGCCGTCCCGCGCCTTGGTAATGCACAGGGATGTGCGCACCGGCTGGATCGGCGCGAGGGTGGTCTTGGCCTGCGCGTCCATGCCGATCTGCTGGCGGTAGTCATCCGGTGCAAAGGTCAGCGTGATGGTGATCTTGCGCTTGGCCGTGGCGTTGGTGTTGGGGTCCATGATGTTCGCCACGACCCGCTCAACCTCATAGTCTGTGATCTCGGCAATGGCGCCCATCGCCATCTCCAGCACGCTCTTTTTGTTTACGATCTGGGGCATTGGTATCCTCCTAAATTTCTTCTCCGAACACCCTGGCAAAGCTGCCGGGGCCGTGGAGTTCATCAAAGGCAAATTGTGCCGCCTGTTCCAACTCCCGCCGGGCGGTGGGGTCAAAATGGACGCCCAAGGGCGGCTCATTGTGATGGTTGTGGCACAACCAGACCTTGAGGCCGTACCGCTCAGACAACTCGCGCCGCCCGCGTCCGAATAGGATGTGATGCTCCTCCAGGCCGCGCGTGGTGCGCAGATTGTAGCGCTTGCGGCACAGGTAGCACTCTTTATCGCTTTGCAGTATGCTTTTTGCCACGGCGCTCCTCCAGTCCGTTGACGGCATCCACCGCCTGGCGCACATCACCAACAGGCAGCGCCACCGTCGTCCAGCGGCAGCCGCACATCATGCAGACGCGGCGGCGGTATATCCGCCGGGTCCCCTTGGCTCGGGTGTCGATGACGCGCACCTGGCTGCTGTTGCACTTAATGCAATCCATCGGCACGCCTCCAGTCTCGGTATTGCTCGGTAGTTTCGGCATCGTCAACACCGGCCTCGGCCAGCCGGTCAAAGATTCGTTCGATGAAGTCGTGCATCTGCTGCCGGTCAAAGCTGCTGCTGCCCAGACCGAGGCGGGCCATACAATAGCCATCGTCCAGCAGCTCCACCATCTGCACAACGCGGTATGTGTTGCGCAGGGCGGGCAGGGCCTTGACCGGCACGCGCCAGGTCTCCACCTCCGCGCCGAACTCGCCCAGCAAGTCCAGATAGCACTGTTCGGCGGTCACCCCGCCGGGGGTGCCGCCGCTCAACGCCAGCGCCAGCCTGTTCAGCAGCGCCCACATGAGGCGGTTCTGATCCAGTGTGCGCTTGTTCTTCACCGGGCGGATGTCGATCTCCACGCATAGGGGCTGCCCCCGCGCGCGGCGCTCCAGTTCGGCGTGCATCCGCTGGGCCTCCAGGCGATACGCACCGTCAATCGTCAGCCCGTCCATGTCGTTGACTAAGGGCTGGCCCGTTGGGATGTACCACGCGGCCACATGGGCGATCAGCTGGCTTGCCATGTGATCACGCTCCCATCACGCTTGCGCACCCTCAGCGATGCCACGCTGCCGTCACCGTTGTAGGTGATGTCGTCCAGAGTGAGGGCATCGTCCAGAACATAGCGCTCAATGATGTTGGTGCCGGGCTTGCCCTGGGGAACGATGTGGACCTTGCTGGCCGGGATGCGCAGCGGCGGCAGATTCAGCACCCCCGCGCCGATGCTCCAGGCGGCGGCAGCGGCCAAAAAGCTGCCGTCTGCCTCATTGGTGGGCGCATCGTTGCTCACGCGGTAGGTGGTGGGGCAGGGGGCGTCCTTTGTGATGTCAGCCAGGGCCACGGCGCAGTACAGATACCGCCCACAAACGTAGTGCCGCACGCTGTAGCCATTCAGCCCGCCGGGCATACGCCCACAGCACTCCTCCAGATGGGCGCGCACGGCGTTGACATCCGGCCACAGCTTGATGCGCACGCCCTCGGCGTCCACCTCCAGGATGCTGAGCGTGACCTCGTCAGCTGTCAGCAGGGCGAGGTTTTTGGGGGTCTCATTCTTCTCCATGTTTATCCTCCATTTCCGGGCCGATGTAGACACCGGCCTCATTGTAGTTGTTGGGGTCGGCCATCGGGCTGTCCCAGCCGCACACGGCCCCGCCGTACATAGCAGCAGCCTGGGCGCGGCTGACGCCCGCAGCCTCGTTCAGTGTGTCCACGGCCTCTTGCTCCACCACACCGAACAGGGCGCGCTCCCCGCGCACGATGCGGACGATGTTGTTAGTGTAGCGGCTGCGGGCGTAGGCATAGGCGGGCAGCCCTGCTTCATCATAGGTCATTTTCATGGCTTCGGTCTCCTTTTTCGGTTTTGGCCGCTTGCGCGGCATACCGGCGGCAAGCGCCGGGTGTCTCTTCTTCCAACTGCACACCCTATGTCGGATTGCCTTGTGCGTCACCGGCTGGGTGTAGCCCATCATGCTGCGCACGGTACTGATCGGCGCGCCGCCGTAGTAGTATAGGATGCTCTCCATCATCATCTCCGGCGGCACAGGGTTGCAGATGCGCTCAACAGGCGGGCCGACGGGTTGCTTGTTTTGAGGGTGCGCCGCGCGGAATGTGTCAAGGCTTGTATAGCCCAGGCGCTCCAGCAGGATGTCCTCGGCCACGTTCAGACATTCGGCGCAGATTCTCAACTGGCGGCGGGCGTTAGTGCAGTTCCTAAGCCTGGATTGCACCCAGGCCAGATCATCCGTTGTCATCAGCAAATTTGCCTCGCCAACGCGGTGGCCGGGATGCGCTTGTCACGGCCCTGGCCGGTCCAGCCGTGCATATTGCGGCAGACCTTGCGGGCCGCCTGGGGATCGGTGCCGTAGACGATGTGCGCGGCCTCGGCCACTGTCACCATCTCGCCAGCGGCCTCGTGCCGGATGCGCTCCAGCGCGTCCCGGTAGCCGTCTTTTTCTCTTGCCATAGTAGTCCTCCTTGTGTCCAATGTTGACACGCTGTTGCTTGTACCTGCTCGGTGTGGTACAATCGGGGCAGAAAGGGCGTGTGTAAATTGACTGATAATCAGTACAAAATCTTTAAGGCCGTGCGGAGATACCGCACCCTGCCCGAAATACTGACCGCCACGGGAATCTCGGATTATCTCACCTTGCAGGAAGATGCCGGAGTTGGGATGCTGGACTTCTCTGATTGTGAAATGGATGAGAAAACCATCGTCACCTTAACCAACCCCGCCGCAGAGGCGTTTGAATCGCGCCGCCGCAGCGATTGGGCGGAAATTCGCGCTTGGATTACTTTTGCAATTGCCGTCTGGGGCGCTTTTACCGGAACTATCGCGCTATTTTTAAAATAACTGCGATGGTGTTGACAATCGCCGTAACGGTAACTGCGGCCAGCGTCAGGTTGTTTGCCAGTTCAATGCGCTGTTTGCGGTGCTTATTTTCAAGATTGTTCATGGTGTTCATCTCCTGCGTGTGTTCGGGGTGAATATGCCGTTGTGTAATTGGAACTTGAAATTTCTTCAATATAGTGATAAAGTTTTGATGAGGTGTTATTATGCGGCGACGGTACTGGTCTTTTTTCAATCGTGCAAAATACTCAGTCTTTTACTACGAGAGATATCAGGAACATTGCAAATTCATCCTGCGTGCAATTAAAATCGTCTTGGCTTTGGTATCCTGCGGCAGCATAGCTGCATGGAGCATTTGGACGCAGTTCCCAGCTGCGTGGGCCTTCATCCTTGCATGCGCACAGGTAGCTTCCATCCTTCAGACGAATCTGCCTTACTCAAAAGACATCATTTGCTTGGATTTTGCCATTCCGAAAATGAACAAACTTATGATTGATATTACACATACATGGGATGAAATCGACCAAGGAAAACTTACTGATTCCGATATCTCCGATGCAATCCAAAACTATGAGCATAACATTCAGGACATTGTAAACCAGTATCTTTCCAGCCTTGATATGGCACAAAGTTTTTTGTGTAAAAACAAAGCAACCAAAGACCAAAAAGCATTTTTCGCATTTTACGATAAGGAAACAGAGGAGGTGAACAATGATGCCCAAACCAAATGTACCAGCAGCACCCCCGCCAAGTGATTACAGGAATCACGCCCCGCAGCCTACGTACCGCGCGCCGACTCCACCACCACCGCCACCAAAAAGTTCTGACAAATAACCGCATGAGGAAGCCGATTGCTTCCTCATCTTTTGTTATTGCGCCAAAATACCGCCTGCACCAGACTTAATATTTGTGCACCAAACGCGGCACCCATAAAAAAGCTGAACCAGTCCAATGCACCACCCCCTTTATGTGTCCAAGGTGGACACATTACTATTGTTTGAGTAGATAATCTATCGAGCAATCGAATAGCGTCGCCATTTTTTCAAGCGCACTCTGCGGGATGCTTCCATGCGCCATCCAATTATAAATCGTCTTCCTTGTTACCCCCAGCGCATTCGCGAGGTCTGCTATCGTCATGCCTTTTCTGCTACGTTCAGCATTGATATTTGGATAAGGCATCAAATTCACCCCCTATAAGCCTTTTCTTGTGTAATACCCGTATTGGGTATCTGTATATTATAATATACTCATTTTGAGTAATTGTAAAGTAAAAAAGTGTCCGAAATGGGTATTCATTATTTGTGCATATTGCCCATTTCGGGTATTTTTAATTGACTATTTACTCAAAATGTGTATCATAGTTATAAGGGAAGGAGGCAACGTCATGAATAGACTGCAAGCGTTGCGTACCGAGAAAGGCATAAATATGAAAGAGGCCGCCCAGGCGCTGAGTATGCCGTACACAACGTATGTCAATTACGAAAAAGGTACTCGAGAACCGAGTTCGGAGGTCCTAATCAAATTAGCCAAGTTTTATGATACAAGTATCGATTATCTGGTCGGGAAGGTCGAACGCGTCGCACCCATCCCCGCCGGGTTCCAGCCGCTGCCGAAGCGGGACCGCATCCCGCGTGTTGGGCAGATCGCCTGCGGCACACCCATCCTCGCGGAGGAGAATGTCGAGGCCTACGATGAAGTCCCCAGCGAGTGGCATGCCGACTTTACGCTGCTATGCCAGGGCGACAGCATGGAGCCAAAAATCAAAGACGGCGATGTCGTAGCCATCCACAGCCAGCCGATGGTCGAGAACGGCGAGGTCGCTGCCGTCCTGATCGATGGCGAGGCCACCCTCAAGCGCGTGTTTCTGTTCGATGATCATATCGAGCTCCGCGCCGAAAACCCCACATTTCCGACTATCCTGCGCATCGGCGAGGATATGAACACCATCACCATCGAAGGCAAGGCCGTTGGTCTCTGCCGCAAACTGTAAAAAGGTATCGGATATGAGTAAGCAAAAGTTGACCGTAAGTGACTGCCATTTTTATGGGATTGCTTTTTCTGTCTTAGGGGTTGCTTTAATCGGTATATCTATCGCATTATTTACGCTGAGCTTCTTTGCCGGGGTCTTTCTCTTCCTGTTTGGTGTCTTCCTGCTGTTTTTTTCATCCGCAATGCGCAGCAAAGAGAAAGAACTAAAGGGCCAAAAGGCTCAGGCCGAAGAAAGTGCAAAGAAGCAGGCTGCTGCAGAAAAAGCGCGCTCCGATATGAAATTGCGTCAACAAGAATACGCCGAGCAGCGCCGTAAGCAGGTAGAGCAAGCATCCGCTGCGTTTGCCGCGATACCCCGCGCAGCAGTTGAACAGCTTCCTGCCGCCCCTGATGACGGCAGTGAAGCACTTGAATGTAAGCATACAAGCCTGACATCCCGCAGTAACCTGGATGAATTTGTTGTCATTGATACTGAGACAACGGGCTTGAACAAAAGCCGTGACAAAATTGTTGAACTTGCAGCCGTACGCTTTAAAAACGGCAAGGCTACGGAAATCTTTGAAACGCTGGTGAACCCCGGAAAAGCCATCCCCGCAGATGTTTCCGCCATTAACCATATCACAGATGATATGGTTGCCGATTGTCCCACTATTGAGCAGATCATGCCCGCGTTTGACCGCTTTGTTGGTGCCAGCGCTGTGGTCGGCCATAATCTTGATTTTGACTTGGGATTCATCCTAGCCGCAGGAAGCCGCATTGACCATATAAAGCGCAAATACTATTGCACGTATGAGCAGGCCAAGCGGATGCTTAAAAAGCCGCGGCGAAAATGGGACGCAGAGCTTCAGACCTATATGGAAGATTTCGATAGTGATTGGGATGTAGAAAATCACAAGCTCGGGACTTTATGCACTTACTATGGTATCGTAGTTCCCGACCAGCATCGTGCCGCTGCCGATGCCTACGTCACCGGCCAACTTCTGTTGCACTTGGCCGAAACAAGGAAAAGCAAATAAAAAACGCCCACAGTGCGCCAACACCGTGAGCGTATAGATCAGCGTGTCCAAGGTGGACACAATACCGACCCAACATCCGTATTGTACCACCTCCGGCCACGCTTGTCAAAGTGTATCTATATGGAGGTTGTACAGTATGCCAAAAGTAGCAAAGCGCGCCGACGGCCTGGTTGAGCGCTGCCGGATCATCAACGGGAAAAAGCGTCATTTCTATGGCCGCACTCTCAAAGAGGTACAGGCAAAGATTGACGCCGCTGTTGTGGAGGCGTCCGTCCGCAAGGAAAAAGGAGATCCGTTTGGCGATGTGGCCGAGGCTTTCTGGCGGGTCAAAGAGCCGTCAATCAGATATGGCTCCCGCCGGGGCTACCGCCACAAAGTAGAGGTTGCTAAAGATTGGTTCGGCCAGCAGGGGATGCGTGAGATCAGCAGCACCGACATCAACCGCCAGCTGACACACATGGCCGCCCAGGGCTATGCTTATAAGAGCATCGCCGGGCAAAAGTCAGTGTTGTCGCTGATATGGCAGTATTGGTGCGCTGAGATGCACGGCGACACCAACCCCTGCACACTGTTAAAGTTGCCCCAGGGCCTACCCCAGAAAAAACGGCGCGCCCCCACAGATCAAGAGGTAGCCGACGTCAAAGCGCACCCGG